CAAAAGTATAAGGTTGAGTTTACACCTATTAAAGAAGATTAGTAATGACTAATCAATATAGAATGGAGGGCCTTCGGGCCCTTCGGAAAGGAACAATGAAAGAAAAAATAATAACAATAAAAGTAGATGGTGCAGCACAAGGCCAATGGTCTAGTCTGTTGTTAGAACTTAACTTAATGAAACGAGCATGGAAATCTTATGGTGTTGACATAAATATGAAAGCACCTGGATTAAAAAATGTTTTGAATTACGGAACAAAGGTACATGATGGAGCTAATAATACTAAACGACGGACTATATCAGCTGATACCCGTAACAGATAAACTGTTAGAAGGGATAGAGTTGGTAACCAAAGTTGATTGCTTTGAGTTGTGTGACATACTCAGACTTAAACTAACCGGCTATGTAGATACACTAAACCTACACATTATGAATGATGGTAGTGGATCTATGATTGGCTGTATGTGTAGATAGACCTACCCTAAAGAGGGAAAAAATAAGGGTAGGTAATGGTGAGAAATTACTCTCGCCATATCATTTTTTAGCCACAATGTCAAATACTAGGTTTTTCTGGTGTACAATAGAATTTAACATACATATTATATTGATTAACATCCGTTCGGCCTATTTCTTTCATCTTTTTTATAGATTCTTCATAACCAAACATAAGGCAATCGTATTGTGTATTAAATCTTTCTGGCCATTCGTATGGCTCCAGGCAAGTACCGGCTACCTGCGAACAAATTAATAAACTTAATAATATTTTCATTGACAATCCTATAATATCACCTATATATGAGTTATTAAATATGAAAGGAAACGCATGACAGACATGACAAAGTATAAAAATGTTTCTCTAACAAAAGAAACATACGCTACTTTAGATAAGTTATCAAAGGTATTATTGCCCGATGCTAAATTATCTATAGCAAAAACGATTGAATCAATAGCAAATGAGAAAGCGAAAAAGTTAAATGGCAAAGTTAAAAAAAGCTAAAGTTACAGTAACAATTTGTCCAACCTGTAAAGGTAATGGATATCTAAAAGTTGCAACAGAGGGTAAAGATACAGTACACCAATGTTGGGATTGTGATTCGGAGGGTGAGTTCTATGAGACAACTGATATGGGTTGGATTGATGATGGTACTTCTGACAGCCTGCACTAAAGATTTAAAGTTTGATGGGTTTGACCCAACAACATCAATAGTGAAGTGGGTATTTACAGGAGATAAAAAATGATAGGTTTATTTTTTATAGGTATTGTCGTTTCAATTATTGTTATGGCTGTGCTGATCCATGTAAGGAAATATGATGCTAAATAAAATTAAATATAGAAAAGGACGAGCTCCAGGTGTAAAAAAATGCTTCGCGCTAAACACCTCTGGAGGTTACATATGTGAGACCTTTACGGCAACTTGCAGTATTCGAGCCTTTGGCGACCCGTTAGTACGTGCACGGAAAGCGGGCGTTTGATGATTCCAGATACAGACAAAGCATACATAGCAGGACTCTTTGACGGTGAAGGTAGTATCTATTTTGCTAAACGTCCGGAGAAAAAAAAGAAACACAATGGTGAAGGTTATCGAACTTCTATCTCACAACGTATTAGTATGGAGATAACAATGACTGATCAATCTGTAATTCGTTGGGTCCACGAGATATTAGGTTGTGGTACGGTTGTAAAAAAACCAAGAAAAGGTTTACGTAAAGATGGCACAAAATACTTGATGCAATACAAATGGCGTTGTACATTTAGAGATGCATATTATGTGTGTTGTTTGATCTGGCCTTGGGCTCACACAAAGCTACCAAAGATTACCAAGATTATAGAACACTACACACAAAAAGCATTAAAAGATAATGTAATAAGCTTAGAAGAATATAGAGAGGTACAAAAAAATGTTCGATAAATATATATACCAAGGACTACATTTTTTAATGGAATGGTCAGGACGTATTAACTCTTGGGCCTGGCGTAAACATTCTAAAATATTAAGATCTAAACAAAGCGCTGAGATGGAAGCTTTAATCAGGAACCAAGAGAACAGCGCATACTTAGAGGAATTAAAGAAAAAATTATGACAGAAAAAAATAAAAAAATAAACATACAATTATTTAACTGGGGACCTTGTGTTATACGATTAAAGATAACTAATGATTTTAAAAATTTATTTATAAACGAAGCTAAAAAAAATAAAATAGATTTTACAGAAAAGTTAGCAGGAATCTTAGAGAATGAAACTGGCTATAGTGAAGAATCTAAAAAATTAATCTTACCACAATTATCACAATGTTTAGGAGTTTATAACCAAGCTTACGAGCGCCATGTCAATAAACCTTTTGACAAACAACCAGAATATATATTAGCTTCAATGTGGATTAATCATCAAAAACAACATGAGTTTAACCCACCACATGACCATGATGGTAAACTATCTTTTGTAACTTATTTATCTATTCCTGAAGAATTAAAAAAAGAAAACTCTGAGTATAAGGGTAAAAGCTGTGGACCTGGAGGTATACAATTTATGTATGGTGATGGACCAAGAGACTGTGTAACTATTTATTCTATCTTTCCTGAAGAGAATGATATGTTTATTTTTCCTGCATGGTTAAAACATTGGGTAGCACCCTACAAGTCTGATGTAACACGGATCAGTGTTAGTGGTAATGTTCATGACTCAGCTCCTTTAAACAACATAGTTGATTTTAAAAAACATTACGTAGATAAGGGAGGCAACGATTCGTAATGATGAATGATAAGGATTGCGAAGAATATCACAACATAGGTAAGGCTATTAAGTTAAATAGTAAGTATAACTATATGCAAGGCAAACAGATCACGGACCCTGGAACAGGAAAAAGAGTGTATGAGATAAGTTCTTATAGACTTCCTAGTGTAACTACGATATTAGGCGCTACAAAAAATCAACAATTTTTAAAAGAATGGAAGGCTAAAGTTGGAGAAGCGGAAGCAGACAGAATCAAGAATGTATCTAGTGCACGGGGCACCAGTATGCATAAATTCCTCGAATCTTATGTCACGGGCGTTGGTTACGATGATCTTACAGAACTCGGACGCCAGGCGAAACCCATGGCCGATAAAATTATGGAGATTGGTCTTGCGCCAGTCGAAGAGTATTATGGTTCCGAAGTTACGTTACATTACCCGGGCCTATACGCAGGTCAAACAGACTTGGTATGTTTACACAACGATCTTGAAACTGTTGTTGACTTCAAGCAGGCCAACCGTCCGAAGAAGAAAGAATGGATCGAAGATTATTATCTTCAAATCGCAGCATACGCCATGGCCCACGATTACGTCTACGGCTCCAGTATCCGACAAGGAGTTATCATGGTTTGCACGCCTGACTTATATTACCAAGAATTTAGGATCACGGACCACGAACTTAGGACCTGGAAACACAAATTTTTAAAACGACTTGATATGTATTATGAATTAATACATGACGAGAAAGAGAAAGCTAAAGTTAACTTAAACCCGGAGGATTTTTTCAATGGAGAGTAAACGTGAAATAGAAGGCTATTACTACGACGGTAAAAAGTCGTGGATATTGTATAAAGATGAAGATGGTAATGAAACACAGGAGGAATGGAAAGATGAACAATCAGATTAGAAAGGTTCTAAACTACAGATACAATGCAGAGATAGAGGACGCAAAGTACAAGATCAAATGTTATAGTGAACAAGAACTAATCATACCCGAACACCCGGATATTACAGGGGAGATAGACAAATTATTAGAAAAAATAGCACAAGCAGAAGAAAAGATGGCGGTAATGGAGCTACATTATGGCGAGAATAAGACAGAAAAACAAATTTTATAGGTCATGAATACTGACCTATTTTTAGGATTATCATGTAAAATATCCAGGACTCTCTGGTATCGCAGGGGTGTCGGCAGGGTATCGGGAGGGTGTCGAATTCGACACTTAGATTAGAATGATTCTAAGTTTTCTGTGTCATAAGTGTACAATTTGCCATATTTCTGCCATTATTTTCGACACTTGCGATACCCTTGCGATACCCTTGCGAGGGGGGGGGTGTCGAAAAATTAGCCTTATGTACCAATGGTTATAGGTCATTTTAGGCATTTGCGATACCTTTTCACTTTTTTTTTATTTTAGCGCAAGAAAAAAATAAATTGTCTTTTAGGTGTCGAAAGAGTAAAAAATAATATGCCTAGAAAAAGAAGAAAAGTATCGTTAACTGATAAGTCCACCGATATACCTTTTTCTAAAGTTAGAGTGGAGTGGATTGATTGCGTCAGTGACTCTGGCTGGGCTACCGATAAAGAATTTGATAAAATGAAACTAGCAAGACCAGTTAATGAAGGTTGGTTATATTCTAAAGATAACAAGTCTATAAAATTATTTGCGTCTTACGATAAAGATGAAGATGGAATTACTTTTGGGGATCGGACGATGATTCCTCGTCAGTGGGTGAAGAAGATTCAGAAGATATAGATGTTGGAGTCACATCAATTATCTGTGCGTAGTCGTCTAATATCTGTTTCATTTTTGCTTCTAGCTCTTGTTCTGATAGGTCCTCTAGTTTTCCTGTTTTTATTATCTTCCTATCTATGTATAGTCCTGCTGCTTTTCCTCTGTTTGCTTCCGCATTCACTGCAGAAGAGAATGATCCTTTTTTTAAAGCGGCCTCTCTAAGTCTAGCAAGTTCTGCAACGTGACCTTCATAAGTTACCTCATGTTTTCTAAGTCTTTCTTCTTTTAGTTCACCAATATATTTTACAACAAGTGGAGAATATTTTGGATTGGTTAGTTCTGATCCTTCACGCATTGCTCTATCCTTACTGTATCCAGCAGCGATAGCTGCTTCACGTTTAGTCATTGGTCCTTCAGGTCCGCCGAATACTAAATACTCAGCGAATCGTTGTTGCATTTCTGTTAATCTTTTTGGTACTCCCATGTTGACAATTTAAGGGAACTATCCTATATTGTCAAGTGATGAAAGACGATCGAGGTCCAGCAGACCTAACTAAACAAATAGAAAATTTACAACTTACTGTGCAGATGTATCAGACAATTTTGAAAGATGCACAGAAACAAATTTATTATTGGAAGAAATTTTCATATGAAAATGAAAAAAATAAAAATCTCTTGCAAGGTTATAAAAAAGTGATAGTAGATTTAAGTAACAAGTTAAGACGTGAAGATTCATGAGAGTACAAGACTTGCAACAATTCTTAAGTAGTTTTACAAAAGGTTCCGACGCAGTAAAAAACGCAGTTATCTATGTAGAGGTAAAAGGAAAGTTACATGCTATCCGACGAATGGAAGTGCACGAAAACGCAGTCCCAATCATAGGCCAGCCAGGTCATAGTGCACACAGATTAGTTTTAAAAACTGAAAAACCTTCTCAACTTATCTTGCCAGAAAAGCTTCAACAGGACTACTAAGTTCCCTTGAAACCAGAACAAAAATTATATGCAAAACTTAAAAAATATATACCTGAAATATCGTGGATCAGACTTGAGAACCTTAGCTTATCCGGTACTCCTGATCTATTGGGCTATAATACTTCTGGCCACTTTTTCACAGTAGAATTAAAGGTATGCAAGGGGAATAAAATTAGATTCTCACCACATCAAATAGCCTTCCATGTACGCCATCCTAACAACTCATTTATCTTAGTAGAGAGCCTTGATCAAAGGTGCTTGAAACTTTTCCGTGGGTCGCGCATCATGGAGCTTGACGCTTGTGGCTTCAAGCTTGACGCTTGCTGCTTGGGCCTTGAAGCTTGTCGCTTGATGCTTCAGAAGCTTGGGGCTTGACGCTTGAAGCTTGTTGCTTGGGGCTTGGGGCTTGTTGGCCCGGACCAGGTGCACGCTCGCACTCACCGTCGTGAGCTTTTAAGCTAATGACCTGATCCGATTTATTACGCTTGCGTAATTCTTTATAATACTTTGGATGTCTAAAAACTAAAGTCATTTTAATGTTTACCGTAAGAAACTGTTTTAATTGAGGCGTCCCAGCATGCCCTGCAGTCTCTGCATTCATTGTTTTGTTTTGCAGCTGGACAGCTGGCCCCTGAGCTCACCACCTCTGAAGAGTTGGGCCACGACTGAGGCGCCCGCTGGTCTACCATGGGCGCGCTGAATCGTATGACTAAATTGTTAGGCTTGTCTGTCAGGTGATCTTTGATCCATGCTTCACGGGTCGGGAGCCAGTGACGCTTTGAAGGTGTCAACCTACAGACTTCATAAATTTTTTTAAGATGGTCCAGATCCTGGACGTCGCCGCTGTCATGCCATCTGAAGACATCGGGCTTCTTACTGTTGATCAGGTGGGCCATGGCGTCAACCCATTGCGGGGACTGTATAGCTGCCAGCCGTCTATATTGTGCATCCTGCACAACCTTGAAGACGTAACAACCTTTGAGTGCATAACAGTCATAGCATACGCTGCCCTTCACTGCTTGAAGCTTGCCTCCGGTCTTGCATTCTTTGGCAGGAAGACCTATCGACCAGCCAGGCATCTTTGACGGTTTGCTAAGACTGCCTCCTATAATTTTTAAAGCTTCTTTTGTTTGCATAATTTCTTTCTCCTATAAATTCCTATAACATTATAATTCTTTCTTGTCAAGCTTGTCGCTTGTTGCTTGTGGCTTGCTGCTTGGAGCTCGGTTGGTTTCCCACGATCCCCTGCCCGGCAGCAAGAGGTCCAGCAGTTCGGGGGTCGACCATTTGTATGCTCCCACCACTAGACCAAAGATCAGCAGGGGGACACGCGTGCCCCTTGCCACTGATCCCAGGTCCCTCAGCAAAGTCTAGACTTCGCTGGCTCGCAGGTGAGCATAAGTCTGAGAGACCAGGGATCAGGCCAGGTTGTCTGTGTATCCCTGGCAATAATCCTTTTCGGCTCGTGGGGTTCCTCGCAATCGCCCCACAACACCTATGCAAATTGTAACATCGTGCGAGTTAATTTTATTTGCATATATCCCATATATACCTTGACAATCCTATTGTCAAGTGCTAAAAAACATTTATGCAAAAAATAAATAACCAGAAAGGAAACATGACTAAAGAACGAAAAATAACACTTAACGCAGAAAAGCGAAAAGTTGTTGCAGATCAATTTCAATCTTTTTACGAAGATAAAGTAAAAGATAAATTGGTACAAGCAAAAGAACAATATGATCTTATGCGTGAAAAGGCAAAAGAGCAGATTGAAAAAGTTGTAAGATATCATCAACCACAAGAAGATGTTGATACAATTAGATCAATGATAAAAAAATACAATAGAGCCGGTGGCGAGTTGTATGAAGATAATTGTTTCTATGTTCAAAGACCAATTAAAAAAGTTGATGATGAGGGTAGAGAGTATGACGCAAATGATGAAGTTCATGTAAGATTTGA